AGTAATTGTGCACGTGAAATAGCCATTTTCTAATGCTCCTTTACGGCGTAGTGCTGCTGTAATAGCTGTGGACCAGCACGTTCACCTTAACCAGAATCTCCGGATAAATAGTGAACACGATGGTCGAAGCCGCCGGGATCGCAGTAACGCTGCCCGGTACATCAATCGCCGAGTCAATCGTGATCGAAGTATCGCCAGCAGCAGCCGCCACAGAAACGAACGAACCGGTCTGAATCACCTGACCATTGCTGGCAAGGTAAGCAACGCCGGTACCAACCGGAAGGGCAGCAGGAGCGCCCGAACCCGTCAGCGTAACCGTCGTGGACGAGGACGAACCCGTAGCCGAATAGCTATAGGCCGTGTCGGTCACAACGTCAACGCAACGAACCGGAAGGATCGACGTAACCGGAGTCGCAGTCGGGGCAAGCACCGCGTTCGACGAATTGCCCGTGTTTACGCTACCAGCCGTGTTGATCATCGACAGGTTCGTGCCGATAAGCGCCGGAGAACCCGAAGCCACGGTCGTACCAGACGAGCAGACCACCGCCTTGAAGACGGTATCCGGATCATCAACCACGTAGGCAATAGCATCACCCGCCGCCGTATCAGCAGGCCAGTACTGAGCGAACTGCTTCTGCTTCGTCGAGGGGTTGGTGTAGCTACAGCCAAGGAATACGCCCGTCACTTGGTTGTTCGTGGTGCCCGTAGTCACCGACGCACGAGTGATATTGCCACGAGAGAGTTTTACGAAATCTCCGTAAAAAATGCTCGTGCCATAGGCGTACTGAATGGGCAGTTCGCGGATCGAACCCGCGAAAACCTGCCCGCCGATCAAATTGATCGGCTTAAGCCCGTAAGGGGCCGAGACAGTAGGATAAGCCATTTGTTACTCCAAAATTGGTTATTTGCCTTTACCAAATGAAGTCGTTGAACGCTTCTCGTTAAAGAGCGGCATACGCTCATCATTCAGCCTCATGAAGCTGCTATCTACGGACTGCATCTGAGCCTGCGCTTGCTTTTGATAATGAGCATCGCGCTGTTTCATTAACTCAGCTGGAGCCTTACACAGCAGCAAACCGCCGATTTCCACATTGCCCTTAAACCGGGAATTAGGATCGGCATGTAGCATAAGCTCCGGGTGGTCTTCGGCTTTCACCGGTTCCCAACCTTCACGAAGCTTTGCGGACGTATTAGTCGGGTCAGCTTGACCCATCATGGAAGTCCGAATCCATCGGAACACATATCCCTCTTGGGGTTTCGGTTCCGGCAGGGTCTGGGGCGGTACCCATACCTGCTTACGTTGCGTTGATTCTCGATTTTCGAGTTCACGTGCGAGTCTGCTCTCAGCCATTTTAGTTAGCCTCCAGTTTCATAAGTTCTTTTGCGTACTGCTCGTTGCTAAGTCCAAGTTTTTTGGCAATCGCAACTTGAGTCGGTGTCAGACGAATCTGACGTGGCGCGGTCGCCCGCGTTACGGGAGCCACTACATTGGCTGGTTTTGTGCGAGCAGGTTTTTCTTCCTGCTTCGTTTGAGTCGGCTTTTCTTCTTCAGCATCTTCAAATGCCTCAGGGAATCGCTTCCTCATTGTCGCGTTAACTCGGTCGTAATAATCGTCGCTACGCGGATCGACTCCAGACCGGACCAGTTTTTCATGCAGCCCAAGTGCGAGGGCGGTCATCTCCTCGTCGGTACCAAACCACGGATTTTTCTCGCGCCATGCTTCGGCTTTTGGGTCCGAAACGGGCTGAGCCGCTGTAGGTACTTGGTTCTGTTGATATTGTTGTACTCTCGTATCGTCCTCTTGTAAAGAGGGCTTAAAGTTCTCGTATTGTTTAATACGCAGCTTAGCGTCAGTCAGGGCTTCCTGAGCTTCAGTAATCCGCTCAGCATCGCCGGATTCATACGCCTGTTTTAAGCGTTCTTTGGCAGTATTAAGCTCGTTATTTGCAGCTTTAGTTACTTCCTGAAAATAAGCTTTTTCACCGTTTCCTAAACGTTGTTTAAGCTGACGGATCTCCTGCTCACGCATCTGGGCGAATCGAAGGGCTTCTTCTCTCTCCCGATAGGCAGATTCCTTAGCCCGACGCTCGTCGTGCCAAACCTTTTTCATCTGGGAAAGGCGTTTTTTAACCTTCTCGGAATAGTCCTCAAGGTCGTCTTTTTCCAGCTCTTCCACTACCTCTTTAGGCAGTGGCGTCCGGTTGCGGTCCTGAGGAGGGGTATCGTCCTCAACCTTAATCTCGATTTCGGGCTCGGCCTGAGCCTTAGTCTCGGGGGCAGCTTCCTGAGCTTCTTCGTCAGGAAACTTAAATTCTTCTTGATCAGCCATGATTTACTCCTTATGCGCGACGGATTCCACGGGGGTCCTGAACCACCGCTTCTACCGTGTCGTCGTTGATAATGCGGAACTCCCGACCGTGGATAACCACGCGGGTACCGGAATAAGGCCGGGTCAATACAAAGTCGCCTTCCTTACACCACGGGCCAGTCGGAAACCGGTCCTTATCGGCATAGCAAAGGTCGCCCATCTTGATCACGAACAAAACGACAGTGGTTTGCTCTTCCACTTTCTTCGTTTCGTCTGCCTTAATTAATCCCCCTTCGTACTCCTCTTCTACGTGCGGAACTGCACATAGCATTCGGTAGCCTTTGGGTTCTGGTAGGAGTTTGGCTTTCGCCGCCTCCTCCTGTGTCTTCTCAACATCAATACTACTCATCGTCGCGCTCCAAGCGTTTTGCAAGGTCTTTAATATGGTTCCTTGCGAGGTCGAGACCCTGTAACGCCCCGCAAAGACGTTTGTATTCACCCTCGTCCAATTTGCCTTGGATCAAAGTTTCAACAATTAGAATGCGCTCGTCTTGGAGCTTGGAGTCCAAGAATTCCAAAGCGTTTGAATAACTCATTATTCACCTGTTGGTGTTTCCACCTGTTTGCGCCTTAAGTCGGCGTTATCCCGCGCCTTGCCTATTTCTAGGCCGAGGCGTACTCCTTCAATCTGCTGTTTGGCAGCAAGCGCAGCTTTATCCTTCTGAATGTCCACGCCCAACTTCGCCGCTTCAAGCTGCTGACGGCCAGAGATCTCGGCTTTGCGAAGCTCCAACTCGTCGGACTTGGCAACGGCATCGAGGACATCTTTTTGCGCTTTGCGAGCGAGCTCGGCCTGTTGAAGCTGAGCATCCATCTGCATCTGCTGGGCCTTGGTCTGAGCCTGAAGCTGCTTGATCTGCAGGTCCATCATCTGCATCTGGACAAGCGGGTCTTGCATCTGCTGGGCGTTCTGCTGCATCTGCATTTCTGCGGTGTCCTTCTGGAGGACCCGTGCGGCAGCGGCTGCTGCCAACTGCGACAACTGCGCCTCGAACTCTGGCGGCAGGTCGTACTCATCTTGATCAGTCTGCGGAAGCGCAGGCAACGCTGCGCCCAGCTGCTTCTCGATCTCACGGCGATACTGGAACGCCACGTGCTCCATGATGTGCGCCTGAAGAGCCGAAGTAATCTGCTGCGCCATCGGGTTCTGCCCGATCATCTGAGCAATCTTCGGGTCCTGTCCAAGCGCCATGTGTACCGCAATGTGCGCCTCGTGGTCCTGATACATAAATGCCTTGAGCGGTTTGCCCGTCATGACATCCATGTTCTCGGTCACTGGGTCACGCGGCTTAGCATCATCAGGTATCGGCACAATGCGATCAGCGTTCTTCACGCCAAGCGTCTCAATCATCTGGCGATGCAGATAAGGTAGATCGTAGAGTTGGGGCGCAGTCTGGCTTAGTTGGAGAACAGCTTGGTACTGCACAACCTTCTGCGACATGGTGGCCGCGTTCGGATCAGATACCGGGATGACATCCACATCATCGTAGTCAGCCTTCTTGGCCTTGCGACTTCCAACTTCAGGCTCGTAACTGTACTCGTCCGGGGTGTTGTCTCGAATGATGCCCGCAAGGAGTTTGAACTCCTGCTTCATGGCGTAGTACACACGCGCCTGCACGGCGGTCATAACCTTGAGCACTCTTTCGAGTACTGCCAGAGTGGTACCGACCGGAGCCTGCGAGGACATATCGGAGATCTTCAGGTCTGACACCGCAGCGAAGCGGCGTCCTTCCTCGACCACCTTGTCCATCAACATCGCAAGGGTCTGGCTCGGCTCCTTGTACGGGAGCGGCAGGATGTTGTCGCGGATCGCGCCGGACGGAATATCTACGTCTCGGAACTCTCCGGGGGCGATGGGGGTGTCGTCTCCCTTGATACGGAGACCACGTGATTTGAGACCACCCGGAAGGTTGCTAAGAGTTCCCGCGTCGATAAGTTGGCGAAGGAGGGAGGTAGCCGCTTTAGAGTGACCGCCGATAAGGTGGATAAGTCCGAAATAATAGAAGCCAAAGCCGGGGATATATCCGTAATGGACAAAGTGCTGTCGCTTTTGTTTAAGTTCGTCATCTTCTCGCCAATTGCGACGAATCGCTAAAATCGTCCCCGTTCCTTTCTCAATCGTAATGACATAAGGCAGCGCAATCCCTGTCTCATTATTGTCCTTATCGACATCCGGATAACCCGGCAAGTCTAGGTTCACGTGCATCTCAAGGAGCTGGAACCGATCATCCATCGAAGCACTGAAGCCTTGATCTTCAGCTTTCTGCTTCTCGACCTCATCCATCACTCGCATCGGCTCGCCAAGGTCTACATCACGATAGAACCCGGCATACTGAAGCTTGCGAAGTTCATTCTTCGTCTTACGCATCCGATGCGTAACTCGATCCGCCGTTTCCAGATTGGCTGCGCCATACGGCACCACGATGTCCTCGGCTGGAATATATACCGCCGTTTGACGGCCCAGACTCGGATCGAAGTACACCTTCTTAAAGGCGTTACCCGACAAGGCCAGCGAGAGCAACATGCGCTCATGCTCCGGGCGATATTCCTTCATCACCTCGGTCAGTTGATAGTTCATGTCATCCGATACACGGATCGCGGACTCACGCTTCTCTTGAGTCTCTTTGCCGATGATCTTGGTCTTGACCGGCCCCATCGCAGGGAACGTCTCCATGATCGTCTCGGACTGGAAC